ACAACGCCCACTTGATCGTTGTCGTCGTGGTTTCGGAGCAATGGAGCGCCCTCTTTCGCGAAAGTCAAATCGCAGGATTCGGGCGTGTGCGGCAGTATCTCGTTGCGCATTTTTCCGCCAATCCACTGCCTCACGGGTTGTTCCGATGACAGCACGACCTTCACTGTGCGCTTCCCTTCGTCGAGCGTGGACGCATCGAACATCGCCGCTCGATAAAGCGTTTGCTCCGACGTTATTGGTTCGGCTGTTACTGCCATCTGTGCTCCGTCTATTCCCCGCTGAAACGGTGCGCAAGGATTATTTTCACGCCGTCGCCGCGTCCTCCGGTGTCTTCTCTGCCGTGTTTGTCACATTCGTCCCGCCACCGGTCTGATTTGGGGTGGAAAGCATCAACCCTTTTTTCTTTGCCAGCTTGTCCTCGTAAGCAAGCTGTTCAAACGTCTGCTCCAGGTCCGCGTCTGAATCGCTCTGGTCGATGATGGCGTCGAGCGTCGTAAGTCCTCCTGCTTTCTCCAGAAGTTTGGCTTGCACGTCTTTGAGGGGATCAACCCAGGGCCACTTCCGGCCCTTGAAAATGGGCTTGTTGAAATTCGCAAACTTCACCATCGGCAAATTCACCACACCGCCTGTAATCGCAACCGCCAGCCACGGCTCGAAAATCTCTAAGCACAGATGCTCAATCATGTGCGACTGCATTTTTTTGTAACTTTCGTGCTCGTCCAGCCAGCCGGTCCGCATTGACGAGAATGATGATTTCGTCAGGTCGCCGACGAGCGTCGCATAGCTCACGTCCAGGCCGACCGCGATCGACAATTTGGCATCCCGCGTAAAATCGCCATACTGCTGCGTCGGGTGTGTCGGATCGTATGGCACGAACGACATGCCAGGCGGCAGCTGGTCATTCACGCCCGGCCCGGATTGCGTCACCGTCGGGCCGGTTACTGTCTCGCCGGTCGCCGGGTCGGTCAGTTGCTCGTTCTCTCCAGGATACAGGTCGCCGCGCTCACTCGTGAAGTAACCGCCCTTGTTCGCGGCGGCCCGAGATGCAATCAGCTCTGCGATTTCATACTGCTCCAGATGATGCATCCGCAACATAGCGGGCGCCGCCCACGGGACGCCGATGCATTGCGTGACCCGCTCCTTGACGAAATAGTGAATGATTTCCTCGGCTGGAATTCTCATTCGGTTATGCCGTGAAGCCCCGAACAGCATGTCTCCTGGATGAGTCTCAAGGAGATGGTATGCGATGGTTTTGTTGAAACGGTTTTTCTCCACGCCCATTACGATCTTGTTGCCGTTTCCAAGAATCGTGTTGTGGTTCACGTCAAGGTAATCAATCTCGATCATCCTCAACGCGAACCCGAAACCGTTCACCCGCGGGTCGATTATTTTTCTGAGCAAAAATCCGCCGTCGCGCGCGGTTGAACGAAGCGCGAGTCTGCACACTTCGTAGAGGCTTTCTTCGCCGTTTTCGGTGCAGTTTTTCTTCAAGCTCCATTCTTTGAACGCCTCTTCGATCTTCGTATTCGCCATGAAGTCCGGCGTCCGGTCTGGATTCAGCGCCTTGTTTTGCAGGCTGAATCCGATGCCGTTTTTCAGGACGTTTTTCTCAAGGCACGACAACCATCGTTTCATCAGCGGGTCGGCGCGCTCAAGCTGCCGGCTGCGCGCAATCAAGCTCTGAATGTCGAACCGGATTTCAGAATCGCCCGTGCTGACTTGAGGCTGCCAGTCGGCAGTAAGCCGGTCGAGTTGGGCCGCCGGAAAGGAACGCTTCCCAAGTCCGCGCCCGATGCCGTGGCGATTTTTGAAAGCGTGGATTCGCTGTTGATAGGTGAGCATGATTCAGAAAAACCGCGTGAGCACTTGGGCCGGCTTGCCCTGCTTTTCCCACTTCACTTCGGCGATGAGCCACGCGCGAATTGTGAAAGCATCTTGCATCGACTGGACTTGAACGGACACGCCGCCGTAAGAGTAGGAAATGGTTTCCCGGATGACGCCTTCCTCGATTACTTTCTCGATGAGCGCAAGCATCCGCTCCGGATAAGTCCGGCCGTCGAAATTAGTTACCGTCGCAGGATCTGGTTTGACCGCGATTCGCTCCGCGTACACCTGGACACGCTCCGTCGCGGAGTAAACGTAACCGATCATCCAGTATTCTCCCGGAGTCCACGACGCAGTTGTGCTGCGAGCAACCGTCACATCGTAATCCTCATTATCGGCAGTCGCTGTGAGTGTGATCGCAACTGCCCCCTGCTGGCTCAACATGCGATAAGCGAGCGTCCACATCGACGCCGGAAAGTCGGCCAGCGTTTTTACGAAGTGGATGCTATCGCCCGCGAAGATTTCGAGCGGCTCAATTACCACTGGTTCGACTTCTTCTGGCATGATTATTACAGTGGGGCACGAAGTCGTGGAGCCCCAGGAGATGCTGGTAGGCCGTAGCCGATCGGCACTTGGACTGGTTCCGTCGCTCCAGGGTTGAACATGCGAGTGTTTAGCGGATCACCGAAATTCAATCTGATGAACCCGCGACTGTTAATATTAGCTTTCTTGCCCGCCTTTCGAATCCTTTTGCCTCGGCTGTTATGTTCCGCGCGCACGGCGGCGCGCAGCCTCCCACGATCCGCAAGCAGTCCCGTAATGGCATGGCGAGCCGCAGGCACGAAAACGCCAGGGAAACCAGAGCCTGGAACATGCAAGCGTTTCGGATTTTCCCCGGCCTTACCGATGTTCTGCAATCCGACTTTGACACCGCCGTAGGAATACGACTCGACTCCGCGCGCGATGCCGTCCTGAATAATTTCCTCCAACTGAAATAAATTCCGCTCCTTCGCCGTTGTCACGTCCATCGCCGTCGATGTCGCCGGGTCTGGAAGGATCGTGAAGTTGTCTTCCAGCACGAGCAGCCCGACGCGCTCAGTCCCTCGAATGAGCAATCCGATGATGCGATACTCCCCCGGAGTCCATGATGCCGTCGTTGTGCGCGGGACTGAAATCTCGAAAGTGGTGCCGTTTGCCGTCCCTGTAAATTCAATGACGACTGCCCCTTGCTGTGCCACGAGCCGATAAGTCAGGGACCATTCCGAAGCCGGGTAATCCTTGAAAGTTTTGTCAAACCGGAGCGAGTCCCCGGCGAACATTCCTAGCGGTTCGACTTTTTTTATCGGCGCTGCCATTCGCAGTGCCGTCTATTCCTCGCTCGCTCTGGAGTCAACGCATATTGTCAGCGGCGTCCGTTGACCCCGGCTTGAATTCTCCACTCCGAACCGCGCCGTTGCATGTCACGATTCAGGGAGCCGAAACGCTCGGCTTGCCGCGCTCCAGAATCTTCCGCACCCATTGCCTTGAAAAGTGCATTCGCTGTCCATCCTGGTCCACCAGTGCTCTCGATCGTAGACACAACGACAACCGGCTTCACTGCAGGAGCCGCCGACTTCGGCACAACCACGATCCTAGATTGCTGCGTAATTTTGCGCTCGTGATCCTCTCCTAGTGCGAGCGCCTCAAGCCGAGCATCGTGACCGAATCGCGCGCGTGTCTCCGGTGACATGTCGCTGAACCGGGCCAGCCCACCGTGCTGCGCGTTCGTCGCGAACCAGATGACGCCACGCGGATCAATCCTCTCGACGCGAACGTTTTCGTAAACGCGGCCGGCGGTATTTGTGAACGTGACGGTTTGCGCCGCCGAAGCCACGGCTAGCGCGAGCAGTGCCGTGATAATTGTTTTCGCGCGGGCGAATGGGCCGTATGTGGTTTTCATTTCGTCCATCTTCTCCGAAATTGCGGCCGAGACAACTGAAAAGTACGGCGTGTTGGCCTCGGACGCGGATCGCTCACGACAGGCTTCGTGTCCTGCAATGCGAGCGGGTCCTTCTCCCGCACCCGCGCCGCGATCCCGTTCAGGTCCGGGTTCAAAATCTCCACCGCTGCCAGGGCCAGCACCTCAAGGTCCAGCGCCTCATTGCGCGACCGGAGTTTGTGCCACTCGGTGACCGTGTAGCCCTTCACCCTTTTCTGTCGCGGAGCTTCTGCCCCAAGTTGCGCGAAATACTCTGCATCGAATCCGTAGCCCTGAGGGTAGTGCATGTATCTCGGCCCCGGCTCCGTATTCCGTAGTCGCGCGTGAATCGTCGTCTTCGCCATTCCGGTCCCGATTAATTTCAAGCAGATTCCCTTTTTCGGCCGGCGATTCGTCACAAGCGCCCCGTCGAGTTTCGAGTTGCCCTTCGTGGCGTAAACGCCAGGGCCGATTTCAGCCGGCTGCCGTGGGCGGACAAACCGGTACACGGGATCCGCGAAGCCCGCGTCGTTACTCTGACCGCCGGAGTCAATGAGCGTGATCGGAACGTGGAGTTTGCCGAGCAACGGGTGAGTGAATTCCTCTTCCATCAGCGCGTGAAGTTTTTTCCAGACCTCCGCCTGATGCGGGTTGCCGAGAATAATGGTGTGAGAAATCCCCCAGGACTCGTGCATCAGCCCCCAGCCTTTCACCATGATTTCGAGTCGATCCCCTTGCACGTCCACCTGCCGCGTCAGCACAAGCACTTTCTTGGAAAGGTCCGGCCCGTATTGTTCGCACCTGGCAAGCAGCGGCTCCGTTTCGAGTTTCGAGAAATGTTGCTTCCAACACTCGGCCAGAAATGTGTTCGTCCACACTTCTAGCGACCCTTCCTTTTTCGCTTTCAGAAAATTCTCTACGAACTCATGGAGATAGGATTTGTACGCGCGCTTCTTTCCCATGATTCGGTAAAGGCCGCTCAAGTGGTATCCTCGGCGGCGGTTGCCAAGCTTCTGCGCCACCCATTTCCCATGCAGAATCATTCGCACGCGGTCGAAGTCGGAAAGCTCCGCCTGACAGCCAGCACACACATAGCACGCACGCTCCGGATCGCTCGTTTTCGTTCCATCTGGATTCGTCCATGTCCAGCGCACCTGGGACCATCTCAGCACCTGCCAGTGTCCGCATTTTGGGCACGCGCAATTCCAGAACCGTTGATCGGAATCGTTGAACAGAATCTGAATCCTGCTCCCGATTTGTCCACCGCGGCCGTCGTCATCGGGTTCCTGCGTCGGTGTCGAAGACTTCACCAGGATCCGATTGTGGAACGTCGTGGCCGTGGCGTCTGCCTGCGGAACTGGATCACCCTCGCTGTTCGGATGGTCGCTGTCGATTTCGTCCTGGATGACCACTCGGCAGGAAAGCTGGCGAAGTGCGGCGGCGGAATTAGCGCCCACCATCGTGATGCTGCCTCCTGGAAATAGCTTCGAGAAAATCGTGTTACTCGAATCACGCATCCGGTTCACACGGACTTTCCTGCGCAGCCTCGGATTATTTTTGATCGTCGGGTTGAGTTTCTTTTGAGAAAAATCCGCCGCCTTGCCCCGAGTCGGATACTTCACGAAAATATTCGACGGGTCCACGTCGATGATGAAACAGATGAGGATGATGAGCAGCTCGGTCTTTCCAAGCTGCCGCCCCCACAGAAGCACCGTCTCCGTCGAGGTCTGGTCAACCATGCTTTCCAGCGGCTCCTGGTGGTAGGGCAGACGGGAAATCCGATACCGGCCAGGCTCGGCGGAAAGTCCATGCGGGATCTCGTGGTATTTGTCCGCCCACGTCGCCGGCGTGTAGCGGGGCGGCGGTGTCAGCCAGGCCAAGCCTCGGTTTACGCTCTTCGTGATCGCGCTCACACTTCGGCAATCTCCGGCTGGTAGTCTATCGGCCGCGACAATTCGAGAAGCGCATCTTCGATTTCGGCAAGTATCGCGGATTCGATTTCGCTCTCGTTCTTCAGATACGGCATCCGCGGCGCGATTTTGTTCGGGATTCCGAGCAGCTTCTGCCGCAAAAGCAAAATGATGTGTTCCCAGGCCTTGTCCACCTGTGCGGCCGGGATGGCACCACCCTTCGCTTTCTCCACCGCCAATCGAAGCAACTCGTTTTCGAGCAGCCGCCCCTCGGCCTTCGCCTGCGCCGCGCTCGTCTTGCCCTCACCCATCCGATTCCGGAACCACGAAAAAAGCGCGTGCATCGTCTTTCGCCGCTCCAAGCGACCGCGCTCGTCCTGTGACAGGATACCCTCGGTGACCAGATGCGACACACGCGGCGCGCTCACGTCGAGAAGCTCGGCGACTTCCTGACGGCTCACGAACTGTAGTTCCTCGCGCAACTCCTCCGCCGTCCGACCGTCTGACGCCACGTCCGTCAGACCGATGAGCACTCGCTCCCGGGCGGAGACTGATTTGCCCGCCGCGATGCGCCCGAGAATGTTGACCTTCTCCTTCTCCCGAGCCTTGTCCAACAATTCAGGGCTGATATTTTTCATCTTTGCTGATGACGATGCCGGGGAAGGCCGTGACCGGCAACGACCAGCCCGCTCCGCGTGCTCACGACGATTGGCGAGCGCCAGCCCTGGTGCTGGATGATTTTCGCGAGCAACTTTACCTGCTCTACCGGGTGCCGAGCCGGGTTGCACAGGTTCGGCCGCAGTGTCGCCGGGTCCGCCAGGCGACTGTGCTGGCACTGCACGGTTGATTTAGCGCCCATCGCTCAGATCCTCCCACTCCCCGATATTCTTGAATCTCATCTCGCCACTGGACCAGCGCCCGCGTCTCTTCTCCCCGCGCCGCTCCTGCCACCGCTTGTAGCCGTCATCGATGTCGCGCCGGAATCGGCGGCCAAGGTCGCTAGTGACGGACTTGCGCTTGCGCACGGCGGCAGAGTGGCGAACGCATCCGCGAGTTGCAATCGTTTCTTCCTACAACGCGCGATCGCATTGTTCGGCTCCGGCCACCACTCAAGGATTTCCAGCCCGGCCCGCTCCAAGAGACTGCGAACGCCAGAGAAATTGAACAACTTGTAAAACGTGCCGCCTTTCAAAACGAATCCGTCGTTGAAGCGCACAAACTTTTCCGCCGCCTTCGGCCCGCTGTAACGATTCTGATTCACCGGCACGTCAATCATCAACTCCCCTCCGGTCCTCAAGAATCGCAGCGCATCCGCCACCGCCGCAAGCCTCGCGGCGTCGCTCGCCAAAATGTGCAAGACGGAAAAAATGCACACGAGATCAAACTGCGGCGGCGTCCGCATCCGGATCCGATGAAGCGGGATCGCGCCGGCCAGCGTGCGCACCCGGTCAATCTGGATTCCAGTCTCTGCTCCTGCCGCGTCGCGAAAATGCGACGCGAGATAGTGCGTGTTCCGCATCAAGCCACATCCGTAATCCAGCACCGTCCACGAGCGCGGGAACAGCTCCGCGCACAGCCGCGCCGAGCGCGCAACCCACTGGTGCCCGCCAGCCGCCGACCGCTCCGGATGAAGCGGGAGGAACACGCGTCCGCACTCCGGGCATTCTGCGTAGCTCGTTGGTGACCCTTTCGGCATTGTGTAGAGTAAAGTAAAGCTGGGCGCTGATTTATGGTTACGCGGGGTAGGGTAGGGTAGGCTAGCGCGAGTCGGAGCCGCTTGGAACC